GACCGTGCGGGTGGCGGGGGAGGGGGCCGCCGGGGTATCGACTACAGTAGTCATGCAGCGTTCTCCTAGGGAGGTGGTGGTGTTTGCCCCGGCGGACGGAGCATCGAGATCAATCACGCGGTAGCGCGACTGGGGGTTCTGCGGATCGGGTGCGTCGAGACTGCGGCCGAGGCCGACCGTGGCGTCGGCAGGGATGTCGACCAGGCTGAGTTCGTAGGGCATCCAGGCGGTGACGCGGTATTCGTCGGCTTCGCCGTCCTTGCCCTGGCGGACCAGCACGCGCTCGTTGATGATGTAGCCGACCGAGACATTGCGGACCAGGCCGTCGGCAATGTCCTGCCGCAGATCCTTGAGCGCTTCGCGGCGGGAAATGACGATGTCGGATTCCATGCGCCCGCCAGCCAGGGTGGCACCTTCGATGGCGCCGATGCTGGCCAGGGGGGTATCGCCGACAGCGGTGTAGCGGTCGTGGTTGGCGAGGACAACGCCGGCGCCGGAAGTGAAGCGGCTAAGGTCGCACTCGCCCGGCTTGTGGCCGAGGACTTCAATCCACGGATCGTCCCACCAGCTTTGCCGCAGGTAGGGGATTTCGGACGATACCGAAATGTGCAGGCGGAGCAGGCCCTCTTCAGCCGGCGCGCCATCGGCGGTCGGCTCGGCGGCACGAATGGTGATGGTCGCCGGCAGGATGCGATGCAGGGTGCCTTCGACGCGGGAACGCTTGAGGGTAGAGGCGGCGGGTGTAGTCATGGCGCGTAGTCTCGTTTCTTGAGGTTGCACAAACTAGGCAAAAAATGTTCGCTATTCCGTTTTGTCGGCGGGCTTGCCCTTGCCCTTCCCTTCACCGTCGGCGGCGTCAGGTTCGGCGGGGCGGGCCGGCGCATCGGGCAGACCGTAGAGGGCGATCTCGGCGGCGATCTCGGCGGCGATCTCGTCGGGGTCGTCGCCGCGCTGCAGGATGATTCGGCGGCGGCTGGTGGTCAGATTCTTCAGGTTGATTTCGTCGGCCGTTGCTTCCTTGACCGGATCGATGCCGGCCCAGCGGCGCGGCTGCCAGGTGGCGGCGGCCTGATATTCGGCAATGCGGGTGGCGGCTAGAAGGCGCGTGCCGAGCACCAGGTAGGGCAGCACAGTTTTGAAAGCATCGGTGTGCAGCCACTTAATCAGGATGCCCTGCAGGCGCTTGTAGTGCTCGCGCTCGGCGACAATGCCGACCCGGGCCGACGAGTAATTGACCGCTTCCAGGTCGTTGCCGGCCGTGACGTAGGACATGCCGCGCGCGGCGGACCAGCCCCGCAGCTGCTGCTTGACGTAGCCGTCGGCCGAGACATCCGGCCACTTGGAATCGTTCGCCACGAATTGCGTACCGTGCGGCAGGGTGTCGTACTGGCCGGGGTTGGTCGTGGTGTATTTTTCGGCGGCGGCGGTGATGGCCTGCACTTCGTCCGGGGTCAGTACCTTGCCCTGGGCCTTCGCGGCTTCCAGCACGCTGGAAATGATGGTGTCGGAAAAGCCGACCGGCGCTTCGCCATCCGGCGTGTAGAAAAAGCCCTGGCGCTTGGCGGCGTTCGAGCTGGCCACCGCGGCGGCCTCTTCAAAATCGTGCAGCATCCACAGCCGGCGAGCGCCACCGGACAGCCAGGGATAGCCGCGCATCTGTCCGACATGACGGCGCAGGAAGCAATGGCGGACTTCGCTGGCCGGCAGGCGAACGTGGCGGCCGACAGTCATCACGTCGCCGAAGTCGTCGCCGGCCTTCGTCGCGTTAATCCAGTAGGCCAGCGGTCGACCGTCGTTGTCGATCTCGATGCCCATGCGGACGCGGTTGCCACCCCAGTCGCGATGGACCGTCACATCAAGCAGCGCCGGGTCGAGTAGCTGGATCTGGATGCCGTACTTGCCCTTGCCGGTGCGGAACCGGTAGAGCAGTTCGCCGTCTTCCGGGCCGGCGGCCAACGCCAGGCTTTCGACCTCGCGCCAGGACATGCCGGAGACTTCGCAATCCTTGCCCCAGTCGGAGTAGGCTTCTTCGACCCTGGCGTTGGTGACGGTGTCGAAACTGCCGTCGGGTTTCTTGAGTCTCATCTGCAACGGAATGCCGGCATCGCCGAGCACGCCGTCGTCCAGGCGCAGCATGTAGCCGATAGCCCATTCGTCGTTGCGCGCCGTCGCCCGGGCCCGCGAGCGCAGGATAGGCAACTGGCGGGAAAGGTCCTGATTGATCGAGCCGGCCGAGGTCGGCCAGCTTTCCACCCAGGCCGGCGTCTCGGCGGCAGAGAAACTGCGCGATGCCGTGCGCAGGCCGGCGATGTTCTGGCTATGGACCGAGGCGGCGACGGTGCGCACCGTGGCATTGAGCCAGTCGGCACGCTCGGCGGCGGTTTCCTGCGGCTTGCGGAAAAAGTCGAACAGTCCCATGTCAGCCCCGGTAAAGGATGCGGCCCGGCATGCCACCGCCCTGAAGCATGGCGAGCGCGGCGGTTTCCTTGGCGACCAGACGTTTGTAGTGATTGATCAGATCGAGGATCTGCTGCGTATCGCGGAACTTCATGTGCCGCCCGGCGATTTCGTATTCGGCGACGCAGGCTTTGCCGCCGGCGGCATAGGCCGCCAGCGCGGCTTCGGCCTGGTCGAGCGCTTTCTTGTAGGCGCTGCGCCCGTCGAAAGTAGCGGCCACCGTCAGGTCCGGCAGGATGGTGACGGCCTTTTGTTCCAGGGTGACCCGGGCTGTACCCTTCTCCACCCAACTAACCAGCATCGCCTGGCCGGCAGTCCAGCCGGCGGTATCGGCCGACAGCAGCGAGACGACGTAGCGTTCATCGCCGCCCTCAAATTCGGCGGCCGATGGGATGTCGACCGCCGTGCCGGCCGGCCAGAGCAGCCGGTAATTCAACGACCAGCCGGCGCTGGCCAGGTAGTCGGGAAGCGACTCAGACCAGGAAGCGGAGTCGCCGGCGCGGAAAGTGGTGGGTTCGTTCATGCGCGCATGATCGGCGCGCCGGGGCGCACAAACTAGGCAAAAAATGTTCGCGAAGTTATCGGAGTTTTTTCAGTCGCCGCGCATGCTGCACGGTAACCCCGAGCATGGCGGCAATCTTGGCAGCATCGTTCTCGGGCGAACTTTCCAGCACGGCCAGGTGACGGCCCTTTTTCTGCGAGGCGATATAGACCCGCTGGGCGCCGAAGTTCTGGCGGATGGCGCGCTCCAGGCGCGCCCACATTTCCGGGGGAACGTCGGGCAAGTTGAGCCGGGCGACATCGAGAATCTCGCGCAGATCATCGGCCACGCGATACTCCCTTGCGGGCCTGCAGCGCTGCTGCCCAGGCCTGTTTGGCGCGGGCGGCTTGCAGCAATTCGAGGGCGTCGCCGCCGGCGCTTTCCGGCTCGGCGTCCAGGTCGACCGCGGCCGGCGCTTCGTCATCCTGTACAGACGTCTGCACAGCCTCTTCAGGTTTCGGCACTTCCGGCACGTCGACCGCAGCCGGCAGCAGCACGCCCTGGCGCAGGCGCAGCTCGTCCAGATCCCACTGGCCCGGCCGGCGCAGGTGCAGCTTCAGGTGGCGGCAGAGATAGACGGCGTAGACGGTGCAGTCCAGGCCTTCATTGCGCCGGTCGGTGCGGGCCTTCCAGGCGCGGCGCTTGGGATTGGTGCGGCTGGGGATCTTGATTTCGGAGAGCAGCTGCTCGAAGAAGTCATCTCGCACGCCCTCATACCAATGCATCCGGCCGGCGCCATTGCCGGTCAGACGGACCCGGCCGCCCTCCTGCGCCCAGCCGAGAATCAGATCCTTGGCCTTGGCGGTGCCGACGATGTGGATCTGCACGCCGTAGCGCGACGCCTTCGTCGCCTTGTTGTTCGGGTCGATCGGCTTCGGCGGCGTCCAGATCTCGATCCGCCCCTCGGCATCCGGCGCGCCCTTCAGCGCCAGCACCTGGCGATCGCGGCGGTTGTGCTTGCGGACGAAGCTGTAAGAGGCTTCCGAGGTCTGGCCGTCCGAGCAGTCAATGCCGACGGCGGCGATGGTCAGCGGCCCGCTCGGCGTGGCCACCGTGCGCTGCATCAGCGCTTCGAGTTCCAGCCAGGCGCCTTGATGGGCCACAACGGTTTGCCCGTAGACCTCACCCCAGTACGCCAGCCACATTTCTTCACCGCGGCCGACCACCCAGACGGTAATGGCGAGGCGGTCATGCTGCACGTCGACCGTCATCAGCACCACCAAGGCGCCATGCGGGACGCTCCATTCGGCGTATTTTTCGGCACGCTGGCGCAGCTCATCTTCTTCCGGCAGCTCGCCCTTGTACTCCCAGGGGATACCCCGCGTGCTGTTCCAGTAGGCAACCATGTCGGTCGGGTCGCCCTGCTCCAGCGAGTGCAGCGCCTTGCAGTACTTCTCGGCCAGGACCGGGACGTAAGAGCCTTCGAAACAGGACTGGAATTCGTTGAAGTAGAAGCCGGGATCGACGGCTTCGGCGGTGGGCTCCCAGCCATAGAGCGGCGGAACGGCGGCCGCTGCCTTGATATTCTTGATGCGCTGCTCGTCGCTCCAGATCGATCCGCAGTGCGGGCAGGCGTAAAAGGCTTCTTCCGGCCGGGCCCGGCCGTAGACGTCGCGCATCGGGTAGCGCTCGTCGATGTCGGGCGCGGCCAGATCCTCGGGCGACAGATCGAGGCCGGGAATCACCATGTGCTCATGGGCGACTTCGTGCCGTTCGCCGCAGTCATGGCAGGCGACCATGAACCGACGCTGATCGGTCGTCCGCATTTCCTTCTCGATCTCGCTGGCGCCCTTGGCCGTCGGCGTGCCGCCGATCAGTTCGAAGCTGCCGCGAATGGTCTTGCCGCGCTCCCGTAGCAGGGTGATCGAGTTGCCCTGCCCCTTCACGTCGCGGTTGGTGTCGTCCGGTTCCTCAACGTAGCGCACCTTGGCGCTGGTGGATTTCACATCGGCCGGGCTGTTCGACGCGACGAACTTGAGCAGGCCGCCCGGGTAGTGCTTGCGCGTCGCGCTGTTGCCGTCGCTCCTGCTCTTCAGTTTGATCCGCTTGGCCAGGGCCTTGGTGGCGCGGACCATCGGGCTGAATTTCTCGGCGTCGAAATCCTTGGCCGACTTCTCACGCGGGAACATGGCGACCTGGACGCACGGTTTCCAGTGGGTGTAGTAGCCCATCGCCGTGCAGATCACGCCGGCCGTCCACGAGATCTGCGCCGACTTCTGACCGACGATGCGCTTGACGCCGCGCTGGCCAATCACCGACAGCACGCCGCGCATGATCGGGATGTTGTCGACCGAGAACTTGCCGGCATAGTCCGGGTTTTCTTCGGCGCTCAGTCGGCGGTATTTCTCCACCCATTGCAGAGGTGACAACGGCGCGCGCGGCTTGAGCTGGGCGAAGACGCGGCCGAGCATCGCCTCGAGCGCCTGCTCGGCCCAGACATCCAGTTCGCCAGACACCGCGCGAGCGTTCATGCGTCGTCGTCCTCTTCGTCGCCCGCGTTCGCCCAGCTGGCCAGCCGCAGCAGGAAGGCTTCGAACTCGGCCTGCAGCATCGCTTCACGCGCCAGCAGATCGTCTGGCAGCTCGCGAGCCAGGCGCGGCACCGCATCCATCCAGTCCTCCCGCGCCGAAACGGCGGCAGCCTTCAGCTTCGGCTCCAGCTGCTCGGCATTGATCAGCAGCCCGCGCCGCTCGGCGTTCTCCATCTCGATCTTGTCGGCCTGTACCCGAGCCAGCCGATCCTGCGGCCGCTCGCCCTGCACCTTCGTCACCTCGCGCTGCACCAGCCAGCCGACGCAGGTCTGGGTGTCGTACTCACTGGGGATGCCAGGCGCCCCGCGCACCGCCACCGGGAACCCCTGCTCCTGCCACTCGACGATGGTCTTCGGCGCCACGCCGAAAACGTCGGCAATCCTCTCCTGGCCTACAATGCGCAACTTACTTACCTCCTAGCAAATCACAGAACTGGCGAATTCCCGGGGTCGTTTCGCGCCGTGTGGGGCTGACGGGGGAAGGACCCGTGAAGGGGGTGAGGACATGCGGGGTCATCGTGCATAACCTTTGAGGATGCCGCGCAGTTCGCGGGCGAAGTTCGACTCGAAGCGCTTGAGCATGACGGCGCGCACGACTTCATTGACCCGGCGAGTGTTGAACATCTGAGGGATGTCGATGGTGGTGATTGTCTTGATCGGGTATCGGCCCTTCCCCTCGCGGATGAATACCGCTGTGCCGCCCGTCTTCTTGTTCGTTGCGACAAAGGCGCCGGGGATTCCCTTGCGGCCGCCAGAGCGCTTGATCTGGAACTTAAGCTGGGCCAGCTTCCCCTTCTTGCTGCGCCTCGGTAGTGCGCCGACGAAGTTGATCAGGTTCATACCTCGCCAGTCGTCGTTGCCATGCAATCCGCCAGGCCGGCCAGCCAATAGCTCTGCCTGAAAGCGTAGGCCGCCCTTGACCCGGGCATAGCTGATATACAGCCGCTCTTTTGCCTTGCCGACCGACACCCTGAATTCCT